AATCAAATTACAACAGCTTTTGTACAGCAGTATGGTTCTAATGTACAAATGCTTTCACAACAAATGGGTAGCCGTTTGCGTGAAGCTGTTGATGTGGAATCTATTACTGGAAAAAATGCATATTTTGAACAAGTAGGTTCTGTTGCTGCACAAGTGAGAACTTCTCGCCATGCGTCAACTCCACAAATTGATACTCCTCATAGTAGAAGAAGGGTGTCTTTAGCAGACTACGAGTGGGCGGATCTTATTGATGATGCCGACAAAGTAAGAATGCTAATTGATCCTACTTCGAGCTACGCAAAAGCTGCTGCGGCAGCGATGGGTAGATCTACTGATGATGTAATCATTACAGCTCTAGGTGGAACAGCTTACTCAGGAGAAACAGGCGGCACTTCTGTTGCACTTCCAAGCACACAAAAGTTTGCAACATCTAACCAATCTGATGGTTTAACGATTGCTAAACTTCTTGATGCAAAGAAGAAAATGGATTTAGCTGATGTAGATCCAAGCATAGCACGATATGTGGTATGTGGAGCAACTCAAATAAGTGATTTGCTTAATACAACTGAAGTTAAGAATAGTGATTATAATACTGTTAAAGCGCTAGCGATGGGTCAAGTTGACTCTTTCCTAGGGTTTAAATTTATTATGTCTAACAGACTTAATTTCGATGCAAGTAATACTGACGACAGATTAGTTTTTGCTTTCACAAAAGATGCGATCAAACTTGCCATTGGTAAGGATGTTACAGCAAGAATATCTGAGAGGGATGATAAATCATACTCTACTCAGGTGTACTACTGTATGTCTATTGGTGCAACTAGAATGGAAGAGGAAAAAGTTGTTCAGATTCCTTGCCATGAAGCATAGGAGGGTTAAGATATGGCTAGTGTAAAAAGTGTTGCAATAACAAATCTTGATGCTGTACCAGCAGTTAATTCTGATGGTGGCAACCTATCTCCAATGATGGTATGGCATGATACTTACGAAGCATCCTCTCTTGGTAGTGGTTCTGACATCACTATCGCAAGAATACCCGCTGGAGCAACAATCCATGATGTAATCATCAAGGCGGATGCTCTTGGTGGATCATCTACTTTAAAAGTAGGCGACTCAGGAGATGATGATAGATACCTTGCTGCTGTCGGTACTTGGAATGCTGCTGGACAATGCCAATCAATGTTGGCTGGTTCAACTGCTGCAAATACTGCTGTTGCTGGTTTAGGGTACAAAGTATCAAGTGCAACAGATCTAAAAATTACTACTGGTGGTGCAAGCATTACTGGTACAATTTATTTCTGGGTGTACTATACTCAATAAACTTTAATAGAGAGGGGATTTATTCCCCTCTTTTTTTTAATCAATTAACAAAAAAAAATTATGGCATCAGAAGTAGAAATTTGTAACTCCGCATTAAATATGTTGGGTGGTAGTAATATTACATCCTTGACCGAGGATAGTAAAAACGCAAGGTTGTTAAACCAACGCTATGAATCTGTGCGTGATGGAATATTTAGATCTCACACATGGAATTGTTTAATTAAGCGTGTTGAATTAGCACAAGATACAGATACACCAACACATGAATATACTTATCAATATACATTACCATCTGATTGTTTGCGTGTTTTAAAAATAGGTGGACACCATGACGGCACATCATCTGATTTAGATGCTGGAATGAAATTTAAAATTGAACAACGAAAATTATTAACTGATGAAGCAACTATTTATTTAATTTATATTTCTAAAGTAACAGATCCAAATGAATACGATACATTATTAATTGAAGCAATCGCATCCAAATTAGCAGCAGAATTATGTTACGCAATTACATCATCAACATCTTTAGCTGGACAAATGAATGAATTGTATAATGAAAAATTACGAGAAGCTCGTTTCGTTGATGCAACAGAGGGTACAGCAGATAATATAGATTCAAGTTCATTTATTAATTCGAGGTATTAATGGCTAAAACAACTGTCGCCTTTACCAATTTTACGGCTGGCGAATTATCGCCACGATTAGATGGTCGTACAGATTTAGGTAAGTATTTTAATGGATGTAAAACATTAGAAAATATGGTTGTGCATCCTCATGGTGCAGCGTCAAGACGACCTGGTACAAAATTTGTGCATGAAGTAAAAACAAGTTCTGCACAAACACGATTAATACCTTTTGAATTTTCTACGACACAAACATATATTTTAGAATTTGGAAATGAGTACATACGATTTTTTAAAGACAACGGCATTATAACAGAAGGCGATAAAACTATTACTGGAGCAACACAAGCTAACCCAGTAGTAATAACATCAAATAGTCATGGGTATTCTAATGGCGATCATGTTATTATTTCTGGTGTAGTAGGAATGACAGAATTAAATGGTAAAACATTTAAAGTTGCCGATAAAACAACAAATACTTTTGAATTACAAACTGTTGATGGTACAGATATTAATTCTACATCATACACAGCTTATGGATCTGCTGGAACAATAAATAAAATTTATGAAATTGCATCGCCATACGCAACGGCAGATATACCAACAATTAAATTTGCTCAAAGTGCGGATATTATGTACTTGGTTCATCCAAGTTATGCGATAAGAAAATTATCACGATCAGGACACACATCGTGGACATTAACATCGCCAACATTAACAACAGCAACCGACTTAACAGTTAGTGCTGTTACAAAAGCAAATCCAGGAGTTGTAACTACATCAACTAATCATGGTTTACTTGTAGGCGATTTTGTTACCTTTAGTAATATTGGTGGCATGACACAATTAAACGGAAATGTTTATACTGTTGGAGAAATTTTAAATACATCAACTATTACTGGTATTACACAAGCAACACCTGGAGTAGTAACAACATCGGCTGCACATAATTTGGCTATTGGGGATGATGTTCAAATAACTAATGTTAAAGGAATGACACAGTTAAATGGAAATACTTACACAGTAAAAGATGTTCCTTCATCAACGACTTTTCAATTAGCTGACGCTGTTGGTACTAATTTAAATACAACTGGTTATACAGCGTATAGTTCTGCTGGTACTGTAACTGGACCTGATACACGATTTGAATTACAAGATTCTGATGGTACAAATTTAAACACTAGCAGCTATGGTACATTTTCTGCTGGCGGTTCTGATGTTGTAACAAAATTAACTAATCCTATTTTAAATGTAGCAACAGATTATTACCCTAGTACAGTTACATTTTTTGAACAACGATTAGTTTTTGGTGGTTCAAATAATAATCCCCAAACATTGTGGTTTAGTAAAGGTGGATCATTAGAAAATTTTACAACTGGCACAACGGATAATGATGCAATGGTTTACACTATTGCGTCTAATAAAGTTAATGCAATAAAATATATGTCAGCACAACGATCGTTGATTGTTGGTACAGTAGGTGGCGAATTTGTTGTAAGTGCATCAGGTACGACACAACCTTTAACACCTAGTAATGTACAAATACAAAAACAATCAAGTTATGGTGCAGCTAATATTGATGCAGTACAAATTGAAAATGTTACTATGTTTGTTCAACGAGCAAAAAGAAAAATACGAGAGCTAACATACAATTTAAACATTGACCAATATCAAGCAACTGATATGACATTGTTATCTGAACACATTACAGAAAATGGCGTTACAGAAATGGCATATCAACAAGAACCAGATAGTATTTTATGGTCTGTTCGTGGCGATGGTACATTACTTGGTTTTACTTATGCAAGAGCAGAAAGTGTTATTGGGTGGCATCGTCATATTTTAGGTGGTGTTTTTGGTTCAGGTCAAGCTGTTGTTGAAAGTGTGGCTAGTGTGCCAACGGATAGCAATGAAGATGAATTTTATGTTATTGTTAAACGTACTATTAATGGATCTACAAGACGTTATGTAGAATATTTAAGTTTATTTGATTATGGTACAGATCAAAATGATGCTTTTTTTGTTGATAGTGGATTAACATATTCTGGTGGAGCAACAACAACATTATCAGGACTAGATCATTTAGAAGGACAATCAGTAACAATATTGGCTAATGGAGCTACGCATCCAAACAAAACTGTAAGTGGTGGATCTATAACTTTAGATAGATCATCAACAAAAGTTCATGTAGGATTATCTTACACATCTTTACTACAAACTATGCGAGTAGAATTACAAGGAGAGGGTGGCACATCGCAATCAAAAGACAAACGCATACACGAAGTAACATTACGATTACACGAAACTGTGGGTGTTGAGGTTGGACCAAATTTAGATAATATGGAAAGAATACCTTTTCGTTCTAGTGCAGCAGCGATGGATCAAGCCGTTCCTCTTTTTACTGGAGATAAAGAAGTTGAATTTAGGGATGATTTTAATACGGATGGATTTGTTTTTGTTCGTCAAACACAACCATTACCATTAACTCTTTTATCAGCTTATCCTCGTATAACTGTTAATGACGGCTAGTTTACAATTAATAGAATTTAAAAAAGAACACGCACATCACATGGTTACATCCATGATGAATGATCCATTAACAGAAATAGATAGTGCCTGGCACGAATATTTAAACGGCTTAGAAGTTGAAAGTATGTCTTTTACGGCTATTAAAAATAATCAAATTATTTGTTCAGGTGGCATCGTTCCTATTTGGGATGGTGTGTACGAGGGATGGGTTATGGCATCTAATTTAATTTGGGATAATAAATTAGGTGGCGCTAAAGTAATTAAAAAAGGCATGGAAGTTTTAATTACAGAATACAAAATTATACGACTACAAACAGCAATAAAAAAAGATTTTATTTTAGGTCAACGCTTTGGTTCTTGGCTTGGAATGAGTAATGAGGGATTAATGAAGAAATATCAAAACAATGAAGATTATTATAGATATGCGAGGGTAAATGATTAAAACACCTGGCGCTCCTGATGATAGTTTTGCTTTTACAAATATAAATTACGATCCTGGCACAGCGATGATGATTGGTGCTGGCGTTAGTGCTGGTAGTCAAGTTATGGCTGGTAATGCTGCAATGAAAGCTGGTCGTTACCAACAAGCAATGCATGAGCGTAATGCAACAATATTAGAAAACAAATCTGATATTGCCTTACAAAAAGGTAAAGATAATATTGATGTATTTAATCAGGCATTTGATAGACACCAATCTTCCACCGAATTAGCTTACATGAAATCTGGTGTTCGTATGGAAGGTACACCCCTTGAAGTATTAGAATACCAACTTGGCGAAGCAGAAATACAACGATTAAGTTTAGAATATGATGCGGCTGTTAATAGTTATGATTTCTTAGAACAATCAGCAATAGAAAGAAGTTCTGGCGAATATGCAATGTATCAAGCAAGAAGCCAAAGAGCTGCATCCTACATTAGTGCGGCTGGTACAATGGTTGGTGCTTATGCACAAAAATCTATTTTAGATACACAAGCAGCAAATCAAGCAGAAATTATTAAAAATCAAAATCAAAATACAGCAGAAATTATCAGACAACAATCAATTAATAACGGCATTATTAATGATGCAATATTTAATAACCAAATGGACATGATTGATTTAATTAACAAAAATCAAAGAACTCTTATTAATATTAATAAAGAAAACTCATTAAAATTTATTAATGAAGGTTACGGAGGAAATCCATAATGGTACAAATTCCTATTTTTGAAAAAAAACTATCCGAAAAAAAAATACCTGGCTTGGTATCAAGAGTAAATAATCCAACAGCAGCAGCCGTTGGTCCATTAAATGAGCTTTCACGTCAAGCAAGTAATTTAACTGGTCTTGCAACACAAGCATACAGCAATAAGAAAAATTTTGAAAATCAACAATTACAAGACAAATTAAATTTTGAAAATCAAGAATTAAAAGTAAAATTAAATCAATCAAATAGACTTGATGAAATAAAAAATAAAAATAAAGCAGATGTGTATAGAGCTAATGAAGCATTTGCAACGCAAGTAAAACAAATAGAAGCAGATTCAGAAATTAAATTTTACGAAGCAGCAACTAGACTTGAACGCAAAAATAATATTACGGCTGCATCTAATAATTTAGAATTAGAAAGTAATAATATCAATATTGCGTATTCCACATCAGCAACTTTATCTGACATACCTAAATGGTTAGCAGAACAAACAGATTTAAAAGATAAACATAAAAATACATTAAAGACAAAAGTAGAAAGAGATATTTTTGAACAAAATTGGAATAATTACATAACTAATGAAAGTTTAAAAATTAAAAAAGTTATACGAACAAATTTATTAGAAGTATCAAAAGTAACATATAAAAATGAAATTGATAAATATGCGTACAAAGCTATTTTTGGTGGAACAACTAAAGAGAGAGAAGATGCTTTAAATTATTTATTATCAGAAGATGGTATTATTTTAGAAATGGACAAAAGTGGTCTTGTTCTTAATAAAGAAATTGAGATTGCTGCTATTCGTAATAAGATTGCTTTTTATGATGCAGAAAAAAAATTACAAGACAATCCACAATTATTATTAAGTGAATTAGAATCAGATTTTTATGAAGAATCATTAACAACAGATCAAGTTCTTGATTTTAGACAAAAAGCATTACTTAAAATAGATAAAGAAACTAGAGCAACAAATACATCATTAAAAGCTAGCTCAACTGCAATACGAGGATTTTTAAATGATGAAGAAAAATTATTAAAAAATTTATCAAGAGCTAATCTTCCACAACTTAATGCATTATTAGAAGAAGCAGAAGGGTTACTTATTCCTGGTACAGAAGATTATTTTGATCCAACCTTAGTACAAGATATTAAAAATATGATTTCTCTTGTTGATGTTGTTGATGAATTTAGATCATACAATAAAGAGGAAGGAGAATCAGCTATCAGTCAATTAAAACAAAGTTTAAATGCAAAACTAGATGATGATGATGATACAACTGGAATAGCACCTATTGAACAATTACAATTAGAAATTTTTGAAAAAATTCAAACAGATAAAAATACTCGCATCCCTAATGATATGTTACGAGTAGCTTTAGATTATGGTGTTATTGATAACATTCCACAAGTAGATTTTTCTCTTGCAGATAAAGAACCAGAAGTATTTAAAGAACAAGTAAATGCTTTAATTAAACAAGCGGAATTTGTTGCAGAATATTATAATGAACCAATACAATTTTTTACAAAAGATCAAATAAGTAATTTTAATCAAATTGTTACAAATGCACAAGGTCCAGATGAAATAGTGCAATTTGCATCTGCTATTCATAGTACCTTTGACACTCATTCTTTAAGTGCCTTTAAACAAATACATGACAAAGCACCTATCCTAGCAGAAATTGGCGGTCATGTAAGTAATGGCAACAGTGAATTTGCTATGCACATCGCTAATGGAATGATGTTGAAAAAAGATCAAAAGTTAATGCCAAATCTTGTCAACAATCAAGAATTTGGTAAAATTTTTGTAGAAGTAATGGGAGATAGTTTAAATGATAATACGCAAACATTACTAACAAAACAAACAGCTATTGAAAATGTAATTATATCAAGAGGTATAGCAGAGGGTTGGTATGACACTAATAAAGATATTAAATCAATGCTGCGAGATAAAAATACAAAAAACAAAATAATACAAATTATAAATGAATCTGTTGGTGCAACTTATAATGGCGATAAATTAATTTATGGAGGGATGATTTCTTTTAATGGAAAACAAATTGCTTTACCAACAAATTTTTCAAGAACAAAAATAAAAACTGAAAAAGATTTTAAAAATTTAATTGAAGATACTTTTTTATCTGATGATGCTAACCAACAAGAAATTGCTACTCAATTAGTTATTAAAGCTGGTGGTGGAAATTCTTTGCCAACAACTACACCTTTTGTTGATACAGAAAATAGACAAGAAATGTCTGTTACGCCTGATATACTTTTTGGTAAAAATTCAGATGCATATTATTTAGAACAAATTGCACCTGGTAAATATGTCTTTGCTATTTTTGACCAGCAAGACGGCAATCCTGATCACGAATATTTAATGTACGAAGGTTCTAACGAGCCATTTGTTTTTGATCTAGGAAAAATTACAGAGGATTTAATTAAGTAATGGAATTTTACGATCAAGATAATGCTTTAAATAAAAAGCGTATTAATACTGATTTTAAACGACCAAGTTTATTACCTAACGATGATGGTGGTTGGGGTTTTTCTGAAAAAACTAAAGCACAATTTAATCATTCTTTAGAATTTGAAATGTCAAATTCTCATTATTACAATACTTTAGATGTTTACGATAAAGCAAATAAAGAAATTGAACGAGCTTTTGGTGTTCAATTACCTAATCCTTATCTTGATGATATGAAAGACGAAATTGCTGGCGATGGTTTTTGGAATAGGCGTCTATATGATTTAGCAGAAAGTACAAAAAATAATGTTTCCAGGACAAATGTTCACAGTTACAAAGAACAATTAGAATGGTGGAATAATGAAGTTGCAAAACTTGTAGAAAAAAATCCTAATATTAATTTTAAAACAGTAGAAGATTTTACCGAAGAATTAAAACAAAAAGCCATTACTCAAGATTTTTTAATTAGTGAAATGAATAGATCAAGTCGTGGATTTATGGAAAAATACGGCTCATCGTTTGCTGCTGGTTTTGGTAGTTATATGTTAGATCCAATAACGCTACAAACATTACCATTATCTTTTGCGTATTCCATGCCAAAAAATCTTGCTGTTGCTGGATTAAAAACTGCTGTTATGGAAAGTGCTTTAGAGGGTGTGCGTACAACATTAATTGAAGCTGGTAAACAATCTAACCGAAAAAATTTAGGTTTAGATTACGGAATGGATAGAGCATTAACTGCCATTTTAACGAATACAGCTAGTGCTTTTGTTTTTGCACCAGTAGGTTTGTTTGCTTTTAAAGGTATTGGTTATGGTGGTAAGCAAGCATACAAAGGTACTAAAGCTGCTTTTTTATCATTTGATGAAATGGTTAGTAAAAATTTATTTCCACAAAGATATTTAGGTTTGGAAATGAATAAAATTTTAAACAACAATCCTACATGGAAATCAAAACCTTTAAATGATGTTATACATTTAATGGATGATGCAGAATTACAACGAGTGTTTAATGAACTTCCTGACAATATAAAAAATAAACCAAAGTATAAAGAAGCTGCGTATCAACTTAATCAAGCATTAATTGAAAGAAACCAAAATCCTTATACCGATACTATTGCTGGTAAAAGACAACATTCAAAAAATGTAAAAGAAACAATGAAACAAGTAGAGGTTGATGAACCTATTACTGTTACTGAAAGTCCTGATGTAGAATTAAAAAAAACCGATCAAACAGAATTAGAAAAACAAATAGAATTAAAAGAAGCAGAAGTTGCAGCAGCTAAAACATTAGTAGAAAATGAGGAACTTTTAGATATACCTACTTTTTTAAAAAATCAAAAATCTGGTAAAAAAACAGAACCACAAAAAAAGTTAATTAAATTAGAAAAAGAATTACAAAAATTAAAAAAACAAATTGTAGTACCAGAATTACCAAGTAGTTTACAGCCACCAAAAGAGCCAAAAGTTGAAACATTTTTGCAATGGTTAAAAAAAAATAAAATAGATAGTGAAGAAGCAAATATTGCAGATGTTGGATCTATACTAGATAAATCAACTTTTAGTTATACAAAAAAAGGTGGTTATTCATTAGATGAACTTTTAACAAGAGCTAGAGAAGATGGTTGGTTGCCACCAGCTAAACCAGGTCAACCAGATGATTTATCAATAAATGATGTTTTAGATTTAATAAGTGAAAATTCTGTAAGACCTGATGATGCACCAAAATTAAAAGCATTTGAGGATGAAGTTGCTGGAATAGATCAAACAATACGAGCTTTAGAAGAAGAAGGTATTGATCCAGTTGGAATGTCTAATGATGATGTGGATATAGCTCTAATGAACATATCAAATAGAGTTGATGATTTTGATGTAAAGAAATATGATAACGAAGATTTTATCAATGATTTTGCTGATGATTCAATGGAGGATTTTTTGGCGTATGTTGAGGAGGGTAGAATACCTGATAATGAAAGAATTGTTGTTGATGTAGATGCAGATGGCACACCAACGGCTGAAAAAACTGTCAGACAAATAAAAAATGAATTACAAAACGAGCAAAAAATGTTGGATGAATTAAGTAACTGTGAGGGATTAAGTGCCTAGTTTTAGAGAATGTATTATTGCTGCTGCTAAAAAAGGATTAATACAAGATAAAAATAGAGAAAAAGAAATGCTTGCCATGTTTGATGATAAACTGGAATTGTTTTCTAAATCCATGAGTAAGTTAGAAGCAGAGCAAGCGGCAAGTGATGCTGTGTTTAAAATTGTTAAACAACAAGTTAAGAAAAAAGCTGTTGAAAATACAATCGCTGTTTTTAAACAAAACGAATTAAAAAAAATAATTGATAATTACAAAAACAATGTTGGCGAGGAAGATGTTGCTATGGGTTTTCGTTCCTTGCATGGTAAAGCAGAAGGTCCACGCATTGTAACTAATTTAGAGATACGCCATAAATCTATTTTTGGTACACTTACATCTGAATTAAGCGATGTAATGGAAGCATATGCAAATCGTTTAGTGCGTAAATGGAAAAGAGCAAATCCACAATCACTTGTTGAAGAAATGTTTGAACCAGGAAGTAGTGGAAATAAAGGTGCAGAGATTTGGGGTAAGTCATTACAAGAAACATTAAAAAAAGGAAAAGCAATGTTAGCCAAAAATGGTGTAATGATTGCTGATGATCCTGATTGGAAATTTCCCCAAGTACACAACACAACAACAATAAAAAAACATTTAAAAAAATCTTATAAAAAATTTATAAAAACCATGAATGACGCAGATGCAAATATTGCGGCAAAAAAAGAATGGGTAAATATTATAAAGCCATTACTAAATAAATCAAAAATGGTTGATGATAAAACTGGTTTAACATTTGATGTTTTACCAGATGCAGAATTTGATAAAGCATTAGATGCAGCATTAATGAATATTATTACAGATGGTTTAGGTGTTGGTAAAAAAACTGGTTTAAAAAAATTTAGTGAATCTCGATTTTTAAAATTTAAAGATGCAGCATCATGGGGAGAATACAATACTAAATTTGGAAGTGATCCAGTACAAATGATGTATGAACATTTAGATGTTATGGCGAGAGCTATTGCTGAAACACAAATATTTGGACCAAAACCACAAGTAGTAAGAGCAGCTTTAAAAAAACATGTGCAAGAAAAATCTTTTAGACGAGCATTTACAAAAAGAAAAATGTTAGCACAAGATGAAACAAATCGTGCCAATAGTTTAATTAAAAGAGCTGATGTAGAATATGATTTATTTGTTGGTCGAGGTCATTTATCTATTGATAACAGAAACGCTAAAGTAGGAAGTGCTTTTCGTAATTTTGGTACTGGTACATTACTGTCAGGATCAGGACCAGTTGTGCTTATTGGAGATATGGCTACAACATTTACTAATGCGTCAATGCGTGGATGGTCGCCATGGCGAGCTGTAGTTAATAGTTTAGGAGAACAATTTAAAGGTAAAGAAGGTAGGCAATTTGCAGCATATTTAGAATTAATTTTAGATGATTTAATTCAAAATAATATGGCAATGTCAAGATTTATGGATGATGTTGATAGTGGAGGATTAGCAAAAGTATATTCTACCGCATTACTTCGAGTAGGTGCAGTTTCACGATTTACGCAACAAGCAAGAAATGCTGGAGGTAAATTTATTTTATCAGGACAAGGTTTAGGAAAATATACAACATATTCTTTTGATGATTTGGTTAGATTATCTAAAGGCAAATTTAATAAGTATGGCAAAACTTTAAAATTATTAGATCAATACAATATATCAAAAGCCGATTGGGAAATTATACGCACTACAGAAATGTGGAATCCTAAAGGTAATTTAAAATTTATTGATCCAGGTGCAATCGCATCACGAACTGATATAAATAAAGAACTTGCTACAAATGTTGCTTTAAAATTAAAAGATTTAGTAATGACAGAACAAGATCATATGGTTGTTGTTAATTCTTTAAGACAACAAGCATCAGCATCATGGTTAAAAAGAGGAAGTTTTTTTGGAGAACTAGGATTATCTGCTGCTATGTTTAAGAGTTTTCCAATTAATATTATTATTCATAACATTAGACGAGCTATGTCTGCACCTCCTGGAGCATACAATAAAGCAAAATATACAGGAATGTTAACTGTTGGAATGACATTTACTGGTGGTGTAATGTTGTTAGCCAATGATATTTTAAATGGTCGTGATCCTAGACGAGTATTAAGTGGCGATTTTTGGACACAAGCAATTTTAAAAGGTGGTGCTTTAGGTCCATATGGCGATGCTCTTGTTGGCGATCCTGATGCACGACAATTTGGTTTTTTATTAACTGGTCCGATTGCATCGTTTTTTGGCGATTTTTGGGGTGTTACTGGTGGTGCTTTATACCAAGCTACTTTAGGGGATGAAAATGTCAACTATGGTGGTCGTTTGTCAAAATTTATTAGAAGTTGGTCGCCAAAACCTTTTTATTTAAAATTAATATTACAACGCTATATTTTTGACCAATTAGATAAACTAATGAATGAAAATCATTATGAAAACATGAATAGGCACATGAGTGGTGTTTATGACCGAGGAAGTGATTATTGGTGGAAACCAGATGAATTATTACCTGAAAGATTACCTGAATTTAAAGAATAATTTAGTTGAACATTATTGACATTTAATTTAAGAAATAACAATAAACTAGATATTTCTGTCTAGTTTTTTTTATTTTCCAAAACATTAGAGGACTACATGACGATTTCTAGCACGACTACGAAAAATTCGTATAGTGGAAACGGATCTACTACAACTTTTGCTTATGGGTTTTACATTCCAGCATCGACAGACATACAAGTAATTGTACGATCTTCGACAGGAACGGAAACTGTAAAAGCTGAAGGTTCAGGATCAACCAATTACAGCATAACAGGTGTTGGCAACGCCAGCGGTGGAAACATTGTATTTGTAACAGCGCCAGCATCAGGCGAAACTGTTGTACTTAGAAGAAATACAGCAAAGACACAAGCTACTGATTATGTTGCTAATGATCCTTTCCCAGCAGAAACACACGAAAGTGCATTAGATAAATTAACAATTATTGGTCAAGATTTACAAGAACAAGTTGATCGTTCATTAAAACTATCAAGAACAAATACAATGACCTCAACAGAATTTACTGTTGGATCATCTGATCGTGCATCTAAAATTTTAGCTTTTGATAGTACAGGCGAATTATCAGTTACCCAGGAGTTAGGTACAGTTAAAGGCAACTGGGCTGCATCAACAGCTTATGTTGTAAGAGATATAGTTAAAGACACAAATAATAATAATATTTATATTTGTTTAACTGCTCATACTTCTTCTGGTTCAGTTCCAATTTCAACAAACACCGATGCTGCTAAATGGAGTTTATTAGTAGATGCTGCATCAGCAACGACAAGTCAAACTGCTGCCGCTTCAAGTGCTACTGCCGCTGCTAATTCCGCTACTGCTGCTGCATCAAGTGCTTCAACAGCATCTGGTCATAAAGATACTGCAACTACAAAAGCTAGTGAAGCTGCGTCTAGTGCTACGGCTGCTGCTTCATCAGCCACTTCTGCTGCTGCAAGTTATGATAATTTTGATGATAGATACTTAGGTGCAAAATCTTCTGATCCATCTAATGATAATGATGGAGATAGTTTAGTAACTGGTGCTTTATATTTTAATACATCAAACAATGTAATGATGGTTTACACAGGAAGTGCCTGGGTAAGAACAACACCATCATCTTCGGATCAAACAAATATTAATACTTTATCTGCTAGTGCAGTTGTAACCGATATGGGTTTACTTGCTACGTCAGCGGTAATCGAAGATATGGGATTACTCGCAACGTCAGCTAATGTAACCGCTATGGGATTACTTGGTGTATCTGGTGTTATAACTGATATGGGATTACTAGGTACAAGTGCAGTTGTTACTGATATGGATTTATTAGGAACTTCAGCGAATGTTACAAACATGGCTACTTTAGGAGCTAGTGGGGTTGTATCTAATATTGCAACTGTTGCTGGATCAATAGCAAATGTAAACACCACCGCATCAAATATTTCTGGAGTAAATAGTTTTGCTGAAAGATATAGAGTAGGTTCAAGCGATCCTAGTTCTAGTCTTGATGAAGGAGATCTATTTTATAACTCATCAGATAATGCTTTAAAATATTACAATGGTAGTGCCTGGGCATCTATTGTTGCCGATACCGATGTTAAAGTTCTTGTAAGTTCAAATGATTCAACTGCTGGTTATTTGAATGGTAAATTAGTTGCTGGTACAGCAATTACTTTCACAGAAAATAATGATGGCAGTAACGAAACACTAACAATAAATGCAACTGATCCGACAGCTCTTGCGATTGCGTTAGGATAGAAAGGGGAATATGGCTAACACATTTAAAACTGTAACTTTTGCAGCTGAACCAGCAAGTGCTGGAACTCCATATGTAATGTACACAGTAGCTGGTAGTACGACTACTGTTGTTCTCGGTTTGCGTTTAACTAATATTCATACTACTTCTATAACAGTTGAAGTGGAGCTTGTTAGTGATACAGCAAATCGTAATGGAAATAACAATGTTACTAATGGTACTGCGTTTCTTGCAAAGGATGTTGTTATCCCAGCAAAATCTTCACTTGAAATTTTGGCTGGTAGCAAAATCGTTATGGAAACAACAGATGTATTACAAATTGATTGTTCAGTAGCAGATAAAGTATCTGGTGCATTATCAATCATGGAAATAACTTAGAGGTTAAATTGACTTATATTGGACAACAACCTAGCACTACTTTTGATAGTGGTATTCAAGATCGTTTTACTGGTTTAACGACTAATACAGTAACGCTTACTCATGAAATATCTGCTGAAGAAGATATACTTGTTGTATGGAATAATATCGTACAAGATAAGAATACCTATTCGGTAGGAGGATCGCAAAATAAGACCTTGACTCTTGGGGGTACACTATCCTCATCAGATGTCGTAACTGTGTATTATCTAAACAAAGTAATGCAATCAGTTAATCCTACTGCTGGAAGTGTTACTTCAACTATTTTAGGTAATGATATTTTATCTGGTCAAACTGATATTGGAGCAGATATTGCTGATGCAGATTTATTTTTAGTAGATGATGGTGCTGGTGGTACTGTTAGAAAAAGTGCTGCATCAAGATTAAAAACTTATATTGGAGATAATACTCCATCTTTTTCTGCAAAATTATCAAGCGACCAAAGTTGTTCTAGTGGTGCTGAAACTGTACTAGCTTTTGCTACTGAACAATGGGATTCAGATTCTAAATACAATAATAGTAATTATCGTTTTACTCCAGCTGTTGCTGGTAAATATGTAATTAATGGTTTGGTTATGCTTAACGATATAACAGTTCAAAACAAAAGACTTCAACTTTTAATATATAAAAATGGATCTTTTTTTGCAGATGTTGAAACTATTGCATCATCAGAAACAAGTACAGATCCAACTTTATCTATAAACTTGTTAATAGAATTTAATACGACAGATTATGTTGAATTAAGACTTTACCATAATACAGGAAGTTCAGAAGATGTAAGATCTGGTTATTCATTTTTTCAAGGTTATAAATTAATAGGAGTATAACATATGGCATTTAGTAAAATAGCAACTGGTGGTGTAGATGGTGGAGTAGGAGATTCACTTAGACCTAATGCAAAACCATTAATTATAAATGGAAATTGTGCTGTATCGCAAAGAGGTACTGCGGCAACAGATGAAAGTAGTGGTGGTTATTACCGAGTTGATATGATGTATTTTGCAAATACTTCTATGGGGGAAGGTAGGCTACAACAAGAAACATTAACAAGTGGTAATGCTTTTAATAATGGTTTTACAAAAGCATGGAGAGTTGATTGTGCAGTAGCTGACGCATCTCCAGCTGCTGGGGATAAAATGTATTTGCAATACAATTTTGAAGGTCAAGATTTACAGGTATTTAAAAAAGGTACAGCAAATGCAGAAAAGTTTACTTTAGCATTTTGGGTTAAATCTAATAAAACTGGTACTGGTAATATTCAACTTAAAGATAAAGATAATTCAAATAGACAATGCACACAATCATATACTATCTCTAGTGCTAATACATGGGAGCATAAAGTTTGTGTATTTGGTGCAGATACCACAGGTGCTTTTGGTAACGATAATGGAAAAAGTTTAAATATAAATTGGTGGTTAGATAGTGGTACAGATTCAGATAGTGGCACAGCAAATCATGGTACTTGGGAAGCACAAGATCAAACTAAAGTAAATGCTGGTGGTACTTTAAATATTCAAGACAATACAGCTAACGACTGGGCAATAACAGGAATACAATTAGAAGTAGGCGAATATACTTCTTCTACTCTACCACCTTTTCAACATGAAAGTTATGGAGATAATTTAAGAAGATGTTTAAGATATTATTATAGAGCAAATGGTAGATGTGGTTTTGGTGCTGGAACAGGATTTGTTCAAGATGGTGCAGTAAAAGGATATATTTATCATACAATGCCAGTACCCCCAAGAACAGAAATGAGTTTTAGTTTATCTGGTACAAGTGCTGCTATTCTTTCTATTGATGGAAATGCTGGGGATGATGTTCAATCTATTGGTGCAACTCATGCTGATTCTTTTCCTTATAAAGATTATGAATTTAATTTTGTAACAGATGGTAGTTCCATAACCGATAAATGTGGAATGGGAATTAGAATAAATGCTAGTAATTACATTGAAGGAAGTGCGGAGTTATAATATGGCAATTAAAAAAGTAAAAAAATTATTAAGAACAAACTTTGATGGAAGTAAAACTCTTTGTAATTATGAATTAACTGATCATAAAGATAAAGTTTGGTGTGTTCCTTTAAGGGAAGAAAACGCAATGTACCAAGAAATACAAGAATGGGTTGCAGATGGTAACACAATACAGGAGGCTGATTAATGTACGTTGGAGCAGTACCGACAACTGGCGACTTTAAAGTTCTTGATAGTATAACTACTTCGAGTGCAACTACCTTTAACCTTAGACAAGGTGGTGTTGCTGTATATCCTCAAAGTAGCGCACACGTTCTCTGTGTACTAAATGGTGTTTTGCAAACAGGTGGATCTTCTTTTAATATTGTTAATGACACAATAGTTTTTGCAAGTTCGCTTAGTTCGAGTGATGTCATAAATCAAATCCTAGTATTAGGTAATGTTAATGATATTGGTGTACCAAGTGAT